CACTAGATAAAACCTAAGTAAATCAATAACTTACCCCCACCCCCTTTTTTCCTGTACCCGTCTGACCCGCCCCCACCCCCCATTGTTTCAAAAACACCCCCTTTGGAGTCCCCTACCCCCTCTTGAATACAGGGGGTATACCTGTGTTACACTCCGCGCAACACGGTACTGGATACCTGCGATATGTCTGTGGTACAGATAGAACCCACAAAAGATCATGCTGTTCCCTACGACCTCGACGAGGAGAAACCTGCGACCCTGATTGAAGAGATGGCAGTAGCAGGAAATACGGCGGAACTACAGGAATCTTTGGGTGCGGCGCTCGATGTTACCGAAGGGGATGTTGAGCGAGAGAAAGAATTACTCCGCGCTGTAGCGGAAGCAAAGAAACCATCAAACCTGACAAACCAGACCACGGCATTTGCTGCGGCTGCGTTTCTTCGGACCTACGGTGCTCAACTAGCGATGGATGCGGCACAGGCACGGTCTGCGATTACTAACAAACTTATGGAAATAGCTGATTGCGGCGACCCCCGGTTTGAGCTAAAAGCTCTGGAGCTGTTGGGTAAACACAGCGATATTGGCATTTTCACAGAGCGAAGTGAGATTACCGTCAATTATAAAAGTCCTGAAGACCTTGAAAAGGCTATCAAGGACAGAGTGAAGAACCTGCTTAATGCTCAAGTAGTAGATGTTACGCCACTGAGCCAGTGCCTCGAAGAAGAACTGGGTACGGCGTTGGAGTTGGAGGACTTGGAAACCGCCGATGAGTAATACCGCATCACCGTTCGATAATATTACTCTTAAGGATATTCCCTCTATCTTACCACTACTCTCGCAGCTAGAGCAGGAGAAGCTGCTGGCAGAACTAGAGCAGTTAAATAAGCTCAAAAGAAAGAAGAAAGCACAGACTAAGTTTATAGATTTCGTGAAACAGATGTGGCCTACGTTTATTAGTGGGAAACATCACTCAAGAATGGCGGCGGCGTTTGAAAGAGTGGCAAAAGGTGAGAGTAAACGCCTCATTATTAACATGCCACCCCGTCATACCAAGAGTGAGTTTGCAAGTTACCTGTTACCTGCGTGGTTTCTGGGGCAATACCCCCATAAAAAGGTGATTCAAACCTCTCACACGGCAGAGTTAGCCGTGGGATTTGGTCGTAAGGTAAGAAATTTAGTGGATCAGGATTCCTATAAAGAGATATTTCCTGATTTACACCTGTCAGCAGACAGTAAAGCGGCAGGAAGGTGGAACACGAGCAAGGGTGGAGACTACTTTGCGATAGGTGTGGGCGGTGCGGTTACTGGTAAGGGCGCGGATTTACTGATAATTGACGATCCGCACTCGGAACAAGAGGCAGCACTGGCCGAAATCAACCCGGATGTCTACGATAAGACGTACGAGTGGTACACATCAGGGCCAAGGCAGCGTCTACAGCCGGGTGGAGCCATCGTCATAGTGATGACACGCTGGAGTTTGCGGGATTTGACGGCAAAAGTTATCAAATCTTCCGCACAACGGGGTGGAGATGAGTGGGAAGTCATTGAATTTCCTGCACTTATGCCAAGCGGTAGTCCACTGTGGCCTGAATTCTGGTCAAAAACGGAATTAAGCGCGTTAAAAGAGGAATTACCTAACGCAAAGTGGATGGCGCAGTACCAACAGCAGCCGACATCGGAAACATCGGCTATTGTGAAGCGCGAATGGTGGCAAACGTGGGAAGAAGAGAACCCTCCCCCGTGTGATTTCGTGTTAATGGCGTGGGATACGGCGTTTGAGAAGAATAATCGGGCTGACTACTCGGCTTGTACGACATGGGGGGTGTTTTACCACCCAGATGACAACGGAGTAGAGCAAGCAAACGTGATATTACTTAATGCGTTCAGGGAAAGGATGGAGTTTCCCAAGTTAAAGCGCATATCCATAGAACAGTACGACGAGTGGCAACCAGATTCGCTACTTGTAGAGAAAAAAGCGTCAGGAGCACCGCTAATTTACGAGCTTCGGGCGATGGGAATACCCGTGCAGGAGTTTACTCCGACGCGAGGTAACGACAAAATAACAAGATTGAACGCAGTGTCTGACTTGTTTGCTTCAGGTTTAGTATGGGCACCGAATACAAGTTGGGCTGAAGAAGTAATAGACGAGGTTGCCTCCTTCCCATCAGGAGAGCATGATGACTATGTGGACTCTGTATCATTAGCAATGATGCGATACAGGAAAGGTGGATTCATAAGGTTGCCTTCGGATGAAGCAGAAGAAGTGCAATACTTTAAGCAACGTAGAGGCGGGTACTACTAATGGCTATTGAGAAAGGATTGTATGCAACACCAGAAGGCATAAGTGTAGAAGAAGAAACTTTAGAGATTGGGATTGTTAACCCCGACATGGTGACGATGGATGATGGAAGTGTTGAGTTTACGCTCGTTCCTGAAGAAGGTATGGAAGAAACTGCGGGAGCGCCGTTTGATGCCAACCTTGCCGACTATATGGATGACCAGCTTCTAACTACTATAGCCTCTGAATTAATTGAAGATTTTGAATCTGATAAGTCAAGCCGTAAGGACTGGGCTGATACCTTTGTTAAGGGACTTGATGTTATTGGATTTAAGTACGAAGAACGTACAGACCCGTGGGAAGATGCCTGTGGGGTGTACAGTAACGTACTAGCTGAAGCCGCTATTCGTTTCCAAGCTGAAGCGATGAGCGAAACGTTTCCCGCCGCTGGTCCTGTCAAGACTAAGATTCTAGGTGAAATTAGTCAGGAGAAGGAAGACGCTGCTCTACGTGTTCGTACCGACATGAACTACGAACTTACCGAGGTCATGGTCGAGTACCGACCCGAACACGAAAGACTACTCTATAGTCTAGGTCTTGCAGGATCAGCCTTTAAGAAAGTGTATTACGATCCCAACCTTGGTCGGCAGGTAGCCATGTTTATACCTGCGGAAGATGTAGTTGTACCGTATGGTGATTCTAATTTAGAAACAGCGGAGCGTGTCACACACGTAATGCGTAAGACCAAGAATGAACTGATTAAGTTACAGGCACTGGGTTTCTATCGACAGATAGACTTAGGCGACCCTGAAACATTTCATACCGACATTGAAGAAGCTAAAGCAGAACAAGGCGGTTACACATTAAATACGGATGACCGCTATACCATCTGTGAATTTCACGTTGATATGGTTTTTGATGATATAGATCAAGACGATGAAGAGTTACAGATAGCGAAACCCTACGTCATTACTGTAGAGCGTGGAACGGGTGAAGTATTGTCTATAAGGCGCAACTGGAACCCTGACGATCCTTTGACACTTAAGCGTCAACATTTTGTCCATTACGCTTATGTACCGGGATTTGGTTTCTATGGCCTTGGTTTAATTCATATTATTGGTGGTTATGCCAAAGCAGGAACTTCTCTTATCCGTCAATTAGTTGACGCTGGTACGCTAAGTAATCTACCGGGCGGTCTAAAAACCCGTGGCCTTCGTGTGTTGGGTGATGATGGACCCATAGGGCCGGGCGAGTTTAAAGACGTAGACGTGCCAAGTGGTAGCATAAAAGAAAACATAATGACCCTTCCTTATAAGGAGCCAAGTCAAACATTGCTTGCGCTACTTAAGCAGATCACGGAAGAAGGCCGTAGACTTGGCGCTATCTCTGATATGAACATATCGGACATGAGTGCTAACGCTCCAGTTGGAACCACACTAGCTTTATTGGAACGTACGTTAAAACCAATGGCTGCGGTACAGGCGCGGGTGCATTATGCAATGAAGCAGGAGTTCAAACTGCTCCGTGCAATTATTTCTGAGCACGCCCCTGAAACTTATGTATATGTACCAGATCGTGGTGAACCCCGTGCAAGACGTGAAGACTACGCGATGGTTGAAGTCATCCCTGTTAGTGATCCTAACAGCAGTACGATGGCGCAACGGGTGGTGCAGTATCAGGCTGTGCTGCAAATGTCACAGACAGCTCCACAGATATATGACCTGCCTCAGTTACACAGGCAGATGATCGAGGTGTTGGGCATAAAGAACGCAGACAAGTTAGTGCCTACTAAAGATGATATTAAGCCTATCGACCCAGTAAGCGAGAATATGAGTGTATTGGTGGGTAAACCGATAAAAGCGTTTATTTATCAAGACCATAGAGCGCATATTGCCGTACACGAAGCGTTCCTTGCCGATCCTCAGATAGCCGCTTATCTAGGCCAAACTCCAGCAGGACAACAGATTGTAGCTGCTCTTAAAGCACATATAGGGGAGCACATGGCCTTTCTTTATAGAGAGCAGATGGAAGCTGAGTTGGGTGCGCCGTTACCTGCACCTGATGAGGAACT